GCGCTTATGGGCAAGTGGGAAAAAACCGGCTTGCTTGAAGGTATTAACGCTGATCACTCTCGTCAAACAATGGCTCGCTTGCTTGAGAATCAAGCCCGAGAGCTTCTTAGAGAGGCCAGTACAATGGCCCAAGGTGATGTTGAAGGTTTCGCTTCCGTAGCGTTTCCAATCGTCCGCCGAGTATTCGGTGGTCTCATCGCAAACGATCTAGTATCAGTTCAGCCTATGAGTTTACCCTCTGGTCTGATCTTCTTCCTAGACTTCCAGCACACTAACGCTCGTCTTGGAATCAATGAGGATGGTATTCACTCACCAGCTTCTAACGATTCTTTGTACGGTGGAGGCAAGGTTGGTCAAGGCATCAAGGATGGTGTTGTCCTAACTGGACTCGATTCAGACAAGGGCTTCTACAACTTGAGCAATGGTTATTCGTCACCAACTGGTTCCGCAACAGTAACTGTTACTATTCGCGCAACTGGTACTGTTGGTGATCCCACAAGCTGGGGTCCCGGCGGTCGCAGTGATGTAGCTGCAAACTCATATTCGGCAATGGGCGACAAGCTTGTCCGCTTTGACCCGGATCTTAGTGGTTCTGCCGTTGCTGTTGGTACATTGTTGCTTTCCGCATTGGTAGATAGCAATAGCACACCAGTCAACCGCGACAACCTTATCTCAATGAACCTTTTGAAATCTAAAGGTCACACGGGCTCGTCACACCTTGTTCGTCGTTTGTCGGTCTTGGACCCTGTTCAAGCAACTGGTAGTTCCGATGTTACACGTGTTCTTGTTGTTCTTGCACCAACTGGTAGTGAGACCACAGCAAATCTTCGTGGAGCTTTGGAAGGTTTCTCTCGTGCAGAGTTCCCAATTATCGACGACTTCACAGGTACTCCCGCAGCAGGCGCAACAAACGCTCTTGGTGCAGTGGTTGGTGAAGATAGCTGGGGCCTTGAGAACACTGAGGCGATTCCGGAAATCGACATCAAAGTAGATTCGATCTCCGTTACTGCAATCACCAAAAAGTTGAAAGCAAAATGGACCCCTGAACTTGGTCAGGACCTCAACGCTTATCACAACTTGGATGCAGAGGTTGAGCTTACTTCGATCCTCTCTGAGCAGATCGCTCTTGAGATTGATCGCGAGATTATTGAAGATCTAGTTAAAGGTGCAAAAGCAGCAACTTACTACTGGTCACGCAAGCCGGGTAAATTCGTAAACAAAGAGACTGGTCTCTCTGTTAACGGAACACTCTTCCCGGACTTCACCGGTACGGTTTCTGAGTGGTACGAGACTCTTGTTGAGACAATCAACGACTGCTCGGCTCAGATCCACCGTAAGACGCTTCGCGGAGGCGCAAACTTCTTGGTTTGTGGTCCCGAGGTTGCTAACATTCTTGAGTTCACTAGCGGTTTCCGTGCAAACATTGCCGCTGATGAGGCGAAAGGTACTGTTGGCGCAATTAAAGCTGGTAGCATGAGCAAGAAATGGGACGTTTGGGTTGATCCATACTTCCCACGTAATGTTGTTCTTGTAGGACGTAAGGGTAATAGCTTCCTTGAGAGTGGCTATGTATATGCTCCTTATGTACCACTACAAGTTACGCCCACCATCTTCGGTACGGAAGACTTCGTACCAAGAAAGGGTGTGATGACACGCTATGCTAAGAAAATGGTTCGCCCAGATATGTACGGCTTAGTTGTTGTTTCTGACCTTATTGGTTAATACTCATTAATAATGAGTGTATAGACCCTCTCTCCTATTTTGGAGAGGGGGTTTTTTATTTAAAAGTTTCGTCTTATAACAATTCAAACTATTTATTTTATAGTATTTAAGGAAATAGATGTGAATGGCCACACCCACTTTAACACCTAGCAGCGCAACAAGCGCTATAACGCTCTCTTCCGGCTCAACTCCGAGCGACGTAACCGGACTACCTTTTGGTATATATTCGACAGATAGATACTTCTTGTCGGGAGCCTCGGATCAAGTTGCATACACCTACAAAAAGCTCGGCGGCGATGTTCTAGATATTGAAATAACTAAAGAACAAGTTTATACCTCTTACGAAGAAGCGGTGCTTGAATATTCATACATCCTGAACATACACCAGTCAAAAAACATTCTCTCGGACGTTCTCGGCCACTCAACAGGTTCTTTTGATAACGACGGCCAGATAAGATCAGGAGAACCTCTCTCTGGTTCAAATATAAATTTAAAATTCCCCAGATTTGAGCTTACATACGCCAAACGAGTAGCATCAGGAATGGTTTCCGAGACAGGAATCGGCGGAGAAAGAACAATATATTCAGCATCTTTTGACCGAGAAATAGACAAACAAGATTATGACCTACAAACACTCATTTCAGCCTCTTCCACCGATTCAAGCACTCCTTTTTACGACAAAGTTGGCAATAAACGGGTCAATATTACGAGAGTTTACTATAAGACTCCTCATGCTATGTGGAGATTTTACGGTTATTACGGTGGTTTGAACACTGTGGGCAATTTGTCCAACTACGGCCAGTTCGCGGATGACTCAACATTCGAGATCATCCCAGCTTGGCAAAACAAACTACAATCAATGGCATTTGAGGATGCTATCTGGACGAGAAACAGTCATTACTCTTACGAGATAAGAAACAACAACGTAAGAATATACCCAACCCCAGTAGACTCTAGCCCAAAGAAGTTTTGGGTGGAATTCTTCGTACAAGAGGACGCTTGGGAAGAGTCCAAAGATCGTCAAAGCGGAGGAGATGGTATTAATAATATCAACACCTTACCGTTTGAAAACATACCTTATCAAAACATCAACGCTATTGGAAAACAGTGGATTAGGCGTTTTGCACTATCACTAAGCAAAGAGATGCTGGGGTATATAAGAAATAAATTTACAACCATTCCAATTCCCGGCGAATCGGTGACATTAAACGGCTCGGAACTAATTTCACAAGCTCAAGCGGAACAAGATAAATTAAGAGAGGAACTCAAGGGAATTCTTGATGAATTAACCTACGCCAAACTGGCAGAAAGAGATGCTGTGACGGTGGGCAATGTCAACAAGGCGCAGGAAAGGCTGACTTATCCCTCTCCTGTTGTCGTGGGGTAATAGAGAATGGCAGATGATAAATGGACGCAGCCAGCCACACCACCACCTCCGATGTTCTTGGGAGAGAAAGAAAGAAACCTTGTCAAGCAGGTCAATGACGAACTGATTGAGAGAGTTATAGGGCAGCAGGTTCTATATTACCCCATTAGCTTAGAGCACACAAATTTTCACCCACTTTACGGAGAGGCAATTCAAAAATCGTTCCTCCCTCCAGTGAGAGTGTACGCGCTTATTGTCTGGCAGGGCTTTGCAACCACAACAACTAACTTGGGAATAGATAAGCGACCCTCAATCACTGTTCATTTTCACAAAAGACGACTAACTGAAGACCAAGATCTTTTTGTTCGCGAAGGTGATTTTGTTCTATACGGTCAAACACACTATGAGATAGTTTCTCTAAACGAGCCAAGACAAATATTTGGCCAAGTTGATCACAAAATTGAGATCGAGGCAAGGTGTATAAAATCACGCGAGGGAATGTTCGATGCCAGATAAAAAAGATTACACTTTTACAGAAATTGAAGACACCTCTGTTCTGCAGGAAGAATACTTAGAACCATCTACCATCGAAACTGTTGATCTTGCATTAACCGATTGGCTTGAAGATACGATGAAAATTTTCTGTACAACCTCGAAAGGTTGGAAAAGAACGCCTGTTATCTGGGCGTCTGCAGAGAGAGCCTTTCAAATAAAACACTCAAAAGAGCTTAGAGATTCTGATGGAACACTAATTTTACCACTGATAGCGGTAGAGCGTTTATCCGTGACGAAAGACCTTGGAAAAAAAGGCATTTTCTATGGAGCTTCTGGAATAGACATGGAAGGTCAGCACGGCGGAAGAATTGTTGTGTCTAGAAAAATCGTTCAAGACAAAACAGCAAATTATGCAAATGCTGACGCTAGAAGACGAACCACAGACTCGGGAAATAAACAAATGAATTTCCCATCAATGAAGAAAAATAAAAAAGTAGTGTACGAGACAATTTCAATGCCAATGCCAGTCTATCTGGATATGGTATATTCTATAACCTTGAGAGCAGAATATCAACAACAGATGAATGAAATGGTCGCTCCGTTCGCAACGCTCGGAGGACATATTAATTCTTTTATGATAAGTCGCGACGGCCATCGATATGAAGCATTCGTTGATGCTAATTTTGGACAGGGAAATAACATGAATGCCCTCAATGAAGAAGAGAGGCGATATGAGTCCAAGATAAATGTCCGAGTTTTAGGCTACTTGATGGGCGAAGGACCCAATCAGGAGCGCCCAAAACTTATAAAAAGACAGAGCGCAGTCGAGGTCAAGATACCTCGCGAGCATGTGATTGTGGGCGATATTCCAAAACACATTGATAAGAGAGGTTTTTATAAAGAATAAAAGGGTTTTTAGAATTTTCTCAAACTATTTATTATTGATTAAAAGTGTAATAACTTTATATTCCTAACGTAGACAAGAGGAGAGACAAAGCACATGTCTGATAAGAAGTTTAAATTTGTATCGCCGGGGATTTTTATCAACGAGATTGATAATTCACAATTACCAGCACCAGCAGGCCCAATGGGTCCGGTTATTATTGGTCGCACCGAACGCGGACCATCTTTACGCCCAGTTCAGGTCAATTCATTTTCAGACTTTGTGGAAGTTTTTGGCAATCCACTGCCGGGAGGACGCGGCGGCGACGTTTGGCGCGATGGAAACAATACCGCCCCAACTTATGCAGCATACGCAGCACAGGCATGGCTAAGAAACAACTCTCCCGCAACAATAGTCCGCCTCTTAGGAAGAGAACACACTGATCGAGTAGCTTCAACAGGTCGAGCAGGATGGGCGACAGAAAACAGCAGCGCCGAACCTTCGATCCCCAACCCGACCGCCGCAGCCAACGGTGGTGCATTTGGTCTGTTCATCATTGAGGGTCCACACGCAACCGGCGGACCCACTGCAGATGGCCATCGTGGTTTGTACAATGGAGTCACTCATAAAACAGGCGCTCTCGGTGCAATCTTTTACTTGAATGATGGAAAGATTATTCTGACAGGCTCTTCCACAGATGGCGGAAACGCAGGTGGTGCGGGTATTTGGATCAAGTCCGTAGATACTGGAATTGCATTTACTGCAGAAATTACCAACGGTGCTGGATCAACCACCACAAAAAGAACATTTAACTTTTCTGAAACGAGTCCAAATTACATTCGAAAAGTTTTTAACACAAACCCAACATTGACAAATTCATACGTTTCTGAAGATAGTCCGCTCACAAGCTACTGGCTCGGCGAAACGTATGATGGACACCTTAAACAATACGTTACAGGTACGGTAACTGGTGAAAGTTATGCGACAATTCTTCCTTTGTCAAATGGTACAATTTATGGAAGTGATTTACGAAAACCAACACAGGCTTCGAAAACAGGGTGGTTCATATCACAAGACTTAGCCAGTGACAATCACTCGGCATATGATGCGGAGGATATGCAACAGTTGTTTAGGTTTGTTTCGCTTGAGACAGGCGAATGGGATCAGAAAAATCTTAAAATTTCAATCACAAACATTAAGGCATCAACAAACACAGAGAATCCTTATGGAACTTTTAGCGTTCTTATCCGAAGGATGGAGGATACGGACAGCGCTGTTCGAGTTATTGAAAGATATTCGAACTGCGACCTTAACCCCCACTCTGATAACTATATTTGCAAGAAGATTGGCGACAAGTATTTAACGTGGCAAGATTCTGATAGAAGATATGTTGAATACGGAAATTACACAAATCGTTCACAATTTGTCAGAGTCGAGGTCGACGAATCAGTCGACAAAGGTAATGCAAATCCAGAGTATTTGCCATTTGGCTTTAAGGCACCATTAAGATTTAAAGGATTTTCTTTTAGCGGTTCTTTTGGTCCGAGAGATATTTCCAATTTCACAGTCGCCGAATCGAACACTTTTGTCTCTAGCTCGTCAAACTCAGCAGGAGCCTTTACCCAGAATTCCTGGTTCTCCACTAGAAGTGTTGGAGGTTCTTTCATCTTGTCACACACAGGTAGTGATCTTAACGGCGTCAATCCGCAACCTACAGCTTTTAAGAACGAGAACTTCTTCGGAGCAATTAAATTCCCGCAGGTTAGAATGAGAGTGAACACTAGGGAAGGAAATGTCTCAAATCCGCAAAATGCGTTTTTTGGTGTTGACCCAACATATAACACTCTGAAGTATGATAAAAGCACACCCGACGTCCTTCGAGCAAAGCCCTACGGCGTCAATGACTTTGCAGAGGCATCAAGCGGTCTGACTGAGTTCTCTTATGTTTTTTCTCTTGATGATGTTAAGCTTGAGGATGCAACGGCGGACACCACTGCTGGAGCCCCTACTGGTAGCCACGCAAGGTGGAACGAGGGGAATAGAGCCGCAGGCACGTCGCTGACCTCTCAATCAGGTTCATACACAGAAGCTTCTTGGAAAAACGTTCTTAGTAAAGGTTTCGACAGATTTACCACCGTTCTACACGGCGGTTTTGACGGAATGGATATAACCGAGAGAGAGCCTTTTAGAAATACATACTTGGGCGAAGCTAATGCAAGCGAGACCACAAACTATGCATTCAACTCAATAAAGATGGCAATAGATTGTGTTTCCGATCCAGAAGTTGTAGAGTTTGACACTCTTCTCTGCCCCGGATTGACAAATTCAACGCTGAATTCTCACATGATTAAGACCTGTGAAGAACGAGGTGACTCACTGGCAATTGTAGACCTCGCAGGAGGCTATAAACCAGACACAGAATCAACAGATTCTGAATCTGCAAGACTTGGAAGCGTTGATACCACAATTGACAACCTTCTCGGTTACGGATGGAATTCAAGCTACGCATGTACATACTATCCTTGGGTTCAGATTAGGGATAACATCAACGGCTCAACGCTTTGGTGCCCACCCTCAGTCGCTGCACTTGGAGCTATGTCTTCTGGACAGTCCTCGTCAGAGTTGTGGTTTGCTCCCGCAGGCTTCACTCGCGGAGGCTTGACTGACGGTGCCGCAGGAATACCGGTAATTGGTGTGCGTCAGCGCTTGACCTCGAAAGAGAGAGACAAGCTTTATGACGCAAATATTAATCCGATTGCAACATTCCCGGCAGAAGGAATTGTAATTTTTGGTCAAAAGACACTGCAGGTAACACCGTCTGCTCTTGATAGAGTTAATGTCAGAAGACTTTTAATCTATCTTAAGAAGCAGATTTCTAGAATGGCTGCAACAATTTTGTTTGACCAGAATGCTCAGGTAACATGGAACAGGTTTAGAGGTCAAGTTGAGCCATTCCTCGCCACAGTTAAAGCTAGATTGGGCTTGACAGATTATAAGGTCGTTTTGGACAGAACAACCACTACGCAAGATCTGGTCGATAGAAACATTATGTATGCTAAGATTTTCTTGAAACCAGCCCAAGCTATTGAATATATCGCACTTGACTTTGTGATTACTGATAGCGGAGCCTCTTTTGAGGACTAAAAAATAAATACAGACTATTTATAGATGAGGAGAAAAAAATAAATGTTCTGGAGTGACGTAAACATAGATCCTAAACGGTCCTTTCGGTGGCTTTTTCACTTGCCGAATATCATTCACCCCTATTTGGTGAGATCGGTGAAAAAACCATCCTTTAGTGTTGGAAACATTGCACATCAATTTGTCAACCACACCTTTTACTACCCCGGTAGAGTTAATTGGAACCCTGTTGACGTTACTTTGGTGGACCCTGCAGGTGGTGGCGATTCTGCCAACGCTGTAGGTGATGACACCTCAATGACACTGCTTAAAGCAATATATGACAGCGGTTATCAAGATCCATCTAAAGATGGCGCCGAGGGTATGTATAGCTCAATTTCAAAGTTTCGATCAACTGCAGTTCTTGGAACGCCCATAATTGAACAAATTGACGGCTTCGGTAGAACGGTAGAAGAGTGGACACTTCACAATGCTTGGTGTGAGAACGTTGACTTCGGAAGTCTGGACTACGGTTCAGAAGAAATGATTTCTGTCTCAATGACCATTCGTTATGACTGGGCATCACTTTCAACATAAAAACTTAAAAAATCTAAAATTCTAATGTATAATATATGTGTATGTTAACATTCTTTAGAAGAGGGATAAATGAGCACAAGAAAAAATAAAGAAAGATTGACCGCACCAGCGGTTGAGCCAACACAACCCCCAACTCCTCCAATAGACCAATCAGAATTACCACCAACTCCACCAGAGTTCCAACAACCACCAGCTTTGGCGTTTGTTGCTCCGACAGAGTTTGTGGAAATTCCAAGCGGCGGACGCTTTTATCCGCCAGAACACCCACTCCACAATACAGATACAGTAGAAATTCGTCATATGACTGCAAAAGATGAGGATATTTTAGCGTCATCGGCCCTGCTTAAGAAGGGTATTGCTATAGACAGGTTTTTGCAAAACATTATTGTAGACAAGAGGGTGAAAGTTTCAGAGCTATTGTCAGGAGACAAGAACGCTCTTATTGTGGCCTCCCGAGTAACAGGTTATGGTCCAGCGTATGATACAAGAATCTCTTGTCCAGCTTGTGGCTCTAGAGATTCTCACTCGTTCGACTTAAGCACTCTGGAGCTATATTCTGGAGAGGCAGTTAAAGAAAAGTATCCCGACGTCGAGGTCACATCAAATAAGACATTCATTGTAACTTTACCGAAGTCACAATTCACTGTTGAGATTCGCCTCTTGAACAGCGCGGACGAAGCAAAGTTGGTCAGTCAAGCAGCGATGAGAAAAAAGAGTAATCTTCCAGAGTCTAGCTTCACAAATCAATTAAAAATGTTCATTGTTTCAATTAATGAACAACAAGAAAGATCAGTTATCTTCCAAGCGGTTGATAACCTCCCTGCTGTAGATTCACGCTATCTTCGTAATCTCTATAACGCCGCAACACCAAATGTGGACTTGGGTCATGACTTCTCTTGTCTTGAGTGTGGCTTCGAAGATAGACTGGAGGTTCCGTTTACATCGGACTTTTTTTGGCCTAAGCAATAAGTATATTGAGGCAGTATACGAAGAGTTTTTTCTTTTAAAATATTATACCTCTTGGAGCTTAACCGAACTTTACAACCTTCCTGTTGGCCTACGTCGTTGGTTCTTAAAACGACTTGCACAACAAAAAGAAAACGAAAAAGAAGCCACCGAAAAGGCACAGAAAAAACAATCCCGATAATTTTCTTTCTCAGATCTATTTATATATGACGAAAAATGCCAAAAAGGAGTCCTTCAAACTGATGTCTGAAAACAATGATATTGTCCCTCTTGTGATCGATCTGGAGGAGATAAAGAAAAAAGAAAATCAACTTAATGAGAGTTTCCTGCGAATGTTCGGAGGACTCATTCAAGGTGTTTTAAAAAGAATGTTCGACCAATCTGCAATTCCAGTAACTGTAAGAGGTCGAAAGACTGATGTCAATGCTCTGGCTCAAGTTCTTGGACGAGAGAAGAGATATATGGATTCCTACCTCAATCACGGTCTCGGCGACCCCAGAACTTCTCACTCAAAGTGGGAACTTGAGCGTGCCGTTGGAAATTTCGAAAGAGAGACCGGAATAAAATGGCCACTTACATAAAGGAAAAAAATAGCTAATGGCTGATGATCCCAAAGAAGCTGGGGGGGCTGGCGGAGCCGGTGGTGGCGGTCCTTTAGACGAGGCAGCAGCGGCAGCGGCACAGGCGGTCGCAGAAGCACAAGCGCAAGCCGCCGCAGCGGCAGAACAATCTGCCGAGGCTCAAGCAAAAGTAAAAGTTCACACTGCTGCTATCCGCGACAATGCGATAAAGATCGCAGAAGCATATAATAGTGCAGCCGCTGCAGCGCAGCAATCTCTCGGAACAGCTACTCAAGAAAGGGATATCGCAGCAGCCATTTTAGAAGCCGTAAGAGGGACAACTGAACAAAAGTCACAACTCGCAAATATCTCCCAGCAAGCTGCCGCCGCAGCAGCAAAAGAGCGAGAAGAAGAGTGGCAGCTTCTAACCGCCGCTGAAAGAAGAGAAGCAACTCTTCTTAAAGAAATTGAACTTCACGCTGATAAGCGCGCTAAACTTTCTGAACAGGTCGCAGAAAATAATCAAATTTTAAATAGTTCTGAGAGAATTGGGCAACTCGCCCAGCAGTTCAACGGCAATGTTGAAGCGGCTCGCAGCAGCCTTCAAGCCCAAAATGTAGAATATAATAATGCTCAAGACTTAATTGATCAAATTGTAAAGCTTTTAACCCAGAAGGTTTCAAAATTAAGCAAAGCCAACCAAGAGGTCAATCGCTTCTCGGGAATGACAAAAGATGTTCTCAGCAAGTTCACGGGAATAACAGATCAGTCTCAGGGGATGATTGGAAGTCTGGTAAAGGCAGGTCAATCAACAGACGGCTGGGCAACAGCAATGCAGGGTGTTCAAAAGGGTATGCGCGAGACCCTTTCCACAACAAATATTATTATTTCTTCGTTTGAGAAAGCTCAAGAAGCAGCGCTGTTCTTGGCAAAGAATGAGTGGGATGTTGCCAAGGCCCTTAATAATGCTGAAAAATCATTTATGCGTTCAACCGGTGCAGGTGAAAAATATAGAAACGCTGTTCACGATATAACGCAGGCAAACAGAGACATAATTCCTTCATATGATAAGGCTGCTCAAATGGCAGGAGAGTTATATAATAATTTCCACAGATTTGTACAGTTAGGACCAGAGGCCCAAAGCCAGATGACAAGGTTTGCTGTTGTTCTTGAGCGCGTCGGCGTCGGAGCAAACACAACCACCGACACTTTGAACAATATGACAAAGACGTTGAGAATGACAGAACAAGATTCTGCGAGCGCTACAGCCGGATTGACAGGCTTCGCCCTTCAATTGGGAGTGCAAACAAACACGGCGCTTCAACAGTTTAATCAACTGTCGAGAGACTACGCTTCTTTCGGAGGTCCAAAGCTAATCCAGACCTTCAGAAGATTGTCGGTTATTGCGAAAATAACTGGTACAGAAATGAACACATTAACAGGAATTGCCAAAAAGTTTGATACTTTTGAGGGTGCTGCTTCAAATGTTGGTCAATTAAACGCCATTTTAGGTGGTCCATATTTGAACACGCTCAAAATGATCAACACGATTGATCCCGCAGAGAGAGTGAGACTCGTTAAAGATGCTGTTGATAAAGCTGGGTTGAGCTTTGATCAAATGGGTGCAAAATCGCATTACCTTAAGAAAACAATTGCAGAAATGTTTACTGGCGGCGACATGGCCGAGGCAGAAAGGTTGTTTGGCACGCAGTCCGCAGCAATTCAAAACGCTCAAAACGCAGCACTAGGATATAAGGGTTCCCTTCAGGGCCTCGAAGCTCAAGTTAAAAGAAACGAAACGATGGAAGAGGCTGCAAACGCCCGCAGGATGACAATGGCCTCCAACACTAAAGATCTTTCCCAAGGCATTGACAAATTAAACGGCCTTCTACAACGCGGCGCAGACTTCATTAACAACTGGGGTGTTGTAGGTACGGCGGCTGCCACAGGCTTGGCTGCTGTTTTTGGAGGGATGTTGTTAAAGTCTGTTATGGGCGTTGGCAGTGCATTGGGAGATGTGGCTAAGGCCGGATCCACCGCACTGGCTCAGGTCGCAGCAGCTGGCGCAAACTCCGGAAATGTTGTTTCACAAGCAGCGCAAACAATGTCTCAGTCGCTTGGAGGTGTTTCACAAGCAGCGGGATCTGCATCTATAGGGATCAAAGGGATGCTCGCAGCGGCAGGCCCAATTGTGGGAATCATCACCAGTTTGGGAGTGATTGGAACCCAAGTGAATAGCCTCGGTAAAGAAATGGGTTGGTGGGGACGCCGCGAAAATCTTGAAGGCAACGCAATGCCAGCACAGTCAGCGGCAAGAGGCCGAGACGGAATTGGAGGCCCAACAAGAATCCATCCCGGCGAGATGTTGGTCACATTGCCCCAACACACAAACGTTATTTCAAATTCGAGCATTCAAAGACAAGAACAAAATATTTCAACACTACAGAACATGAACAGTAGTATAATGCAAATGCTGAGTAGACCGGTTCAACAACAGGCATCTGCAGCAGATGTTCAAATGGCACAGGATCTTAAGAGAATTGTAAACAATACGAGAGAAACATCAAACAAGATTGTTCAGACATCACTGCAAAAAGAAAGTAGTGATAGAGCGATGTTCCACGCAGAAATGTCGATGGAGAGAGCAACCGCAATGCAAGGAGGTGGCTCAGGTAACGTTCAAGTGACAGTGACACCAACCCCCATTTCAATACAAATGGACGGTCGAGAGATATATAAATTAATTGAAGCATGGCACGGTGCAAACATAAGCATCAACCGTTAAGGAGAAACATATAGTGGATAGTGGAGTACTAACTCAGGCAAACAGGGGATACGTTATAGGATTTACACACGTTCCAACGGGCAAGTGTGTGAAATTTAACGCTTTTTTAACAGCGTTTAGCGATGCGTATGTTTCTGACTGGAACTCTGAAACAGTTTATGGTAGAATGGACCCAATTGATGTGTATCGAGGAACAAGAAGAAACATTTCTCTTTCTTGGGTTGCTGTGGCCTCAGATCCAGAGGAGGCCAAAAAGAACATGAGCGATGTCGGTTTGTTAATAAAAATGTTGTACCCGACATATACCGCACCTTCTCTCGACCAGAATACTTTCGGACCATCGATTATTGAAAAACCTCCGCTTATGCGAATGAGGTTTTCAAACTGGGTCAAAAGTATGAAATCGACTGCTGTGGCCCACGATGCTGGAAAATCGTACAAGCCTTCTGGAGATTGTCTTTCCGGCGGTCTCTTAGGTCATTTGGGTGGGATGTCTTTTAATCCAAACTTCGAGCCCGGTTTCTTTGATTTAAATGGAGAGCTTTTCCCAAAAGAGATTTCTTTAAGCGGAGAATTTACAGTGTTGCATGAACATATGATGGGCTGGTATAGAACACCCTCCGCAACTAAAGGGTCTTCTTATGCCTTTGGGGCAGAGGCGGGACATAACTTTCCATACGGAAGGGCATCGGACCCCTCCCCAAAAGATCCAGTGGCAACAAAATCTCCAAAAAAGAATCCTACAAAAAAAGCAGGTACAGAGAAAAAGATAACTAAGTAAGGTAATTATTAACGATGCATTCACGATTTACATTTAGAGTAATTGGAATAAATTCTAACGAAAGATATGAAGAGATTCTAGAAGATAGGGGCGTAAGCGCGGTCAGACAATACACCACTCCAGAGCTTGTGTATCCATCACCCGAAGAAATTGCAGGTTTGGCAACTGTTGGTCACATTTGGTCACTCGGAGACAGACTTTATAAATTGGCACATTTTCATTACGGCAGTGCAGATTTGTGGTGGGTCATTGCTTGGTTTAATCAAATTCCCTTAGAAACTCAATTGAACGCTGGAGATGTTATAGACATCCCGTTTCCGCTTGAGCGCATATTAAGGATTTTGGAGGTTTAAGATGGCCGACAAGATTGAATATGAGTTTGGCAAAGGAGGAGCCCCGTCTCTTGGTCCAAACATTACTATACAGAAGGAACGTCAGTCTGAGATAGTGGCGAGAGAAAACTCTATCACCGAAGAAGAGTTAAAGCAGTATGATGCCGAGCTTAAAAAAGTTTATTCAGACCAGTGCCTTCTTATGACCTTTGCAGCTAGACTGCAACAGATGCAGGGAATCACAAAAGAAGATCAATCAGAGTATGCAATCATTGACGGCGATCCGGGCCTAATAATCAACCACCTTACAGCGAATAAATCAATCAACGAGTTTTTAACAATAACACCGGCACAACTATCATCTCTTGTTCCGAAGATAGAGATATATAAAGTTTTTTATGACAAGCAAAATGAAGGTGAAGATTTTTTATTTACATTTCCAACACACACTCACATTGAGAACCTGACATCAAACAAGTTTTATAGAGGCGACGGCGCAGGTATTAAGGACCTAGAGGTAACCCTGGAAGGTAAAAACCCCGCCACAAGAAACCACGTTGATGTTCGTTTAAACTTATATTTTCAAGATATAAAGTATTTCTTTGCACCTCAAAAACACGGCGCCGGAAGAAATATTAGTTTTGCACACCTTATCACATATCCCGGCATTCCCGGCAAAGAGAGGGAGGATCTTGACACTGATCACTTTAGAATTAAGATGGTCGCCGGTTGGCAGATTCCAAAAGATACCAAGTTAATTTCCCCTGAACTTCAAAGGGCGATCAAAGATACACAGCTTGTGATGATGCTTGATTTGATAGATCATGAAATTAACTTTTCGAACGACGGCTCCGTTAATCTGGGGATTCATTATAGGGGTGCTATCGAGAACGCCTTCAATTCTAATCACGCCGACATTATGGCTTTGGAAGAAAATTCAATAAACAAACTTAAATCTAGTAAAGAAAAAATAAAAAAAATGGAAGAGAGTGTTAAAAAGATGAACGAGGACTTGGAAACAAAGGCTGCTCAACTTGGCGCGGATGACCATATCAAGTACTCGAAAGGCAAAACGAGCGTCAGTCTTAAGCCGGGACACTTTATAGACCAGCGCAAGAAAATGCTCCGAGGAGAGATTGATACTAAGAATCAACAAATTTCCTCCATAAAATCTGCAAATCAAAGTCTTCACATTCAGCACTTTTTTGCAGACATTGGAAAGTCTTCACTCTACTTTTTTGATGTTTCAGAAGGTGAAATAAATGTTATCAACTCCGCTGTGACGGCTCTTAATTTGGTTGAGAAAGCCGACGAAAATAAGCCACTCTCGCAAATCGATGCCAGCCTAGACGCCAAGGTAAAAGAAATATTCAACTCCGTTGCTTCTCAACAGCGCGTCACTTCTGTCCCCGGAGGCTACGATGCAACCGCAGCAGCCTCAGAAGATGCGAAAAAAAACGAAGAGGCTCAAGGAATGCAGGCGCGCAACGAGATAGATAACGCGAATGACGCCGTGAAAAAACAACAATTAAAAAGAATGAAAGACGCTCCCAAGTGGAGTTACACCAGCAGAAACAATGATAATATTCGCAGAATCTCTTTTATTAAACTCGGAGATATTATCAACAACCTGTTAAAAAAAGTCGGCCCAGACGTCCGAGAAAACTTACACTTAAAAAACCTCACAGTGTTGATGGGACCTATTAGGTTTAGAGACTTGGTGTCGCGCCGAGTATTGTATTTAAATCTTGCCGAAGTTCCAATTGATGTTCGAGTATTTAATAAATTTTTAACGGAAAAAGTCGTCGGAGAAGGGAGAAAGTCATACAGTTTTCAACAGTTTCTAGAAGATTTAATAAATGAACTGGTGCATGTTGCTTTTGACTCATGTTCGGGAATAAGCCAAGGCAACGCCGCAACTCTGAATATATTACCGTTTTCAGTCCCCGGCGGTCCAAAGGGAGCAGGTCGAGTTAAAAATGGAGAGAAAATAAGCAGCACTAGCATTAATTTTAACAAAGCCCCTCACGCTTCTGTGAAAAATGTTCACAATTATCTTATCTTATATGCTTCCGACTGGGCTCCTCCAAAATTACATGGTCGTTGGACGGAGGATTTAGAAAATAATATTTATCACTTTGTTGTTGGAGGGCCAGATTCTGGAATCTTAAAAAATATTGCATTTTCTCAAAATTCAAACCCAACATGGAATGTGGCAACATATATGGCCGCTTCAGGTGAAGAAGGTGAGCCCCGCGTCTCAGGAGTAGTCAAGCCGCAGGCATACAATGCAACCATCACAACGGTTGGCAACACACTGTTTCAACTTGGTCAGCAGGTATATATCGATACCACGTTTATTGACGGCGGCTTTTCTGCTGCTTATAAATTAGCTTTCGGAGGGTATTATTCAATTACCAAAATTAAAAGCTCCTTTACCCCGGTTAGATATGACACAACAATTCAAGCAATATTAACAGTCCCCGACTGGTCGGTTAGAAACAAGAACTCACACTATCAAGCGTCGGCACCAACTCAACTGGTTAATTCTACAGGAGCGCCCACAACAACTCCTGAAAAGGAGATAGGAAAAAAATAAAAGATGCCAATTTACGAAGATGACATAACACCCCCTATCGCAAACAACCAAACGCCCTTACCAGAGAAGACTATTATGCGGTATTACTATAAGGAAAGGATATATCCCGAATCGGGCGTAAACCCTATTGACCTTTGGTACGGTCGTCCTTTTTATGGCCGAGTTAACACGGACGGTCGAGCGATCCACATTTCAGAAACGAATATGGCACCACTTCTCCAAACGGATTATTTTGTGGCAGATTTTATTGCGGACGCTTATCACGATTTTATCTCTGAGATTAGAACCGTTAGGACTGTTAATAGCCTCCCTCCTGATAGTTTTTTCTTGGGACTTACACCGGCACAGGGATGGTTAAACGTAAAGAATGCTTATCATGCATATTTTTCAATAGTTCACGAATCGTTTGTTGGCAATTTTCTAAACCTAAACAATCGAAGAGACAAGGTGAAGGACTTTGACAGCTATCTCGACTTGTTTATGAAGTTTGTCGATGCCTCCGCGCTCAATCTACCCTTTACGAAAACATCATATCTTTTGTCAAAATACTGCTCACCTCTTACTTCTGGATTGATGATTGATCTTGCATCTGACGCTCACGACGAGGATCGCATTAAATTTCAAAAATATCTTAATACATACGAGTTCGAGTGCTATCGCAATACCGCTGCAAGGTTCGGTTTCTATGTCGACAAGAATGCTCCTTGGAGATTGGTGGGAAATATAAGCTCACCAGAGATGATGAAATATATTAAACAGAACACTTGTGAACCAATCATTCAAGACTATGCATTCTCCGCAGAACAACTTATAGCAGGAACAGCAGGTCCAAGGACGTTGCATTGTGCGGTGCAAAATGCCGAACAGCTTTTTTCATCATACTATTATTTAACATCTAGATTTGATTATGAGTCCTTTAAGATATATTTGTTCCAGTCTTACAACTCCTACACAGGAGCTTTTCCGCTTTACGAAACGTGGAAATATTGTCGTGACGGGAGAAGGACGAGCGTTGTGACAGCGGAAAGAGAATCGTTCTTTGACACGGAAAATGCGTCAGGCTTTGAATCCTTTAAAAAAAGATACGATGATCGCTTTTGGCTTCCGATCTACTTTCACGTTAGGTCAAAAGAGGCAAGACAGAAACTAAACTCCCGCGACGAACGACGGATTCTGAAACACATCCACCGGCTCTTCAGAACAAAAGGCTTGATTGCGACGATAGATTATATAGATGAAATTACAAAAGTTGCGGAGATCTATAACGACGATCCTTCACGCCGCAGTCCATCCCTTAAAATCCCAGAACATTTTAATGTTGACTATTAGAGAAAATATGTTATTATATACAGGATATGATTTTTCAAACACTTGATGATAAGAATCAGTGCGTTACTGCCTACTACAACGCCAAGCTTTTCAAAAAACTCCCAAAAGACCCAACAAGAACTTGGAACTATACAGAGTTCTTAGGTAAATTCAATAACATTGAATACGCACAACTGTTTTGCGGAGGGCAAACACTCGATCAAGTCTGTCCAGACTACCTACGTCCAGAGTGGGAAGAGTCTTACGGTAAGCTTAGAGCATATCACCGATCAATGGAAGAGGCCAAGCTGAATTTAGAAGAACATTGTTTTTTTGATATGGTTCCCAAGAGATTCCTTGTAGATTATTGCGCCGTCAAGAATAAAATTACAGAGTATGTTTTATTGAACTTTGAAAGACCAGACAACTATGATTTTCTGCTTTCTCTCAAGAAGGTTCTAACGGAAATCAGATATAAAAAATTAAATGTTGATGTGTTGGCTTTAAGGGGTAGAATGCACGAGGTCAGAGTCCATCAGTTCTGCAAGAAGTACAAAAACAAAGGAAAATATATCAAATATGATATGTTTGGAACAAAGACTGGGAGACTATCAACTCAGAAGGGCTCGTTCCCAATTCTGACAATGGACAAGACGTACCGGAAAGTGCTTAAACCGAACAATGATTGGTTTGTTGAGTTTGACTTTAACGCAATGGAACTCCGTGTAATGATTGCGCTTTTAGGAAAGGGACAACCTCAAGAAGATATCCACGAATGGAACATAAAGAATGTTTATGGTAATAAGCTAACGAGAGAGGAAGCTAAGAAAAGAATCTTTTCATGGCTGTATAATCCCGAGTCCAAGGACACTCTTTCCAATAAAATGTATGACAGGGGCGCGCTACTGAAAAAACATTGGGACGGGAAACAGGTTAAGACAGCGTTCGACAGAATAATCCCAGCAGGAGAGCATCACGCGCTCAACTATACTGTTCAGTCAACCGCTGCCGATTTATTTTTAAGGCAGATGATTAAAGTGTGGGAAAGTCTAGAAGGTAAGGATTCTTATGTCGCCTTTTCGCTGCACGACTCTCTTGTTTTAGATTTTTCTGAAAAAGATATGCGAGATTTGGTAAAATTAAAGAACATGTTCGCCGACACTGAACTTGGAAAGTTCCTTGTTAACGTGTCCGCTGGAAAAAGCTTTGGAGAAATGAAAGAGTTAAAGATATGATTATTATTGGACTTGGAGCGGCAGGCTGCAACATTGCTGAGAAGCTAGAGCAATACCCGCAATATAATGTTTTTAAATTGGATGTCGGACTGAAAGGTAAGAGGTGTTTTGATATGCCTCTTCACAATCATCCCGAGAAATACGAGAAAGAATGCCCAGCGCTAAAGATTCGAACTTTTTTTAAAGGAGTAACAAAGAAAGATGTCCTGTTCATTAGTTCTTGCGGGTCTGTATCTGGTGCTGCACTGCGCATTCTAGAACAGCTTGCAAAAAAGAAATGCAAAATTACAATACTTTATATTCAGCCCGACCGAGAGTTGTTGGGAGAGGTTAAAAAGAAACAAGACAATTTAATGTTCGGGGTGATGCAGGAGTATGCGCGCTCCGGAGTGTTCGAAAAAGTGGTCCTCGTGTCAAACAAGCAGATGTCTCAAGTGGTTGGAGACGTTCCCATTCGAGAGTATTACGACAGGGTGAATGAAACAATAGCTTCCACCTTTCATATGATTAATGTGTTCAAACATTCAGAGCCTGTGATTGATACGTTCTCCTCAGAGGGTATCCCATCGCTTCGAATAACAACGTTTGGTTTGATTAATTATGAAAATGGTGAAGAAAAGTTGTTTTTTCCTCTTGACAAGATACGAGATATACGATACTATTATGCAATGCCAGATAAAGTTCTGGACGAGGATGGAAAATTGTTAAGCAGGGTTGTTGATCAAGTAAAAAGCAAAATAGAATACGAAGAAATGAAAACAAGCTTCGGAATATTTTCAACCCAATACGAGAACACTCTTGTTTATTCTTTTCCGCGCGCCTCAATGGTCCAGAATAATGAAAAAGGTATTTAATTCTTGTTCAGTATATGATATAATAAAACCAGCAAGATAGAATATTGGCTATTTTGACTTTAAAGGAGAAAAAAATAATATGACTTTAGATATGACCAAAATGAAAGAAAGAATGGATTCGCTTAAAAATAATGGCGGCGGCAAAAATAAAGATTTCTGGCGACCCCAAGATGGCGAACAAACCATTCGAATTGTGCCAACGGCTGATGGAGACCCGTTTAAAGATTTTCACTTCCACTATAATGTGGGTGCGAATTCCGGCTTCTTGTGTCCAAAGCGTAACTTTGGAGATGAGTGCCCTGTTTGTAACTTTGCAACAAAGCTCTACAACGAGAAGACTCCTGAGAGTATTAAAGAGGCGAAAAAGTTCTTCGCCCGTCAACGTTTCTTCTCTCCCGTCCTCGTCCGAGGCGAAGAGGTTGATGGTGTGCGTGTTTGGGGATATGGGAAGATGGCTTATGAAAGTCTGCTGTCTTTGGTATTGAATCCCGAGTACGGAGACATCACGGACGTTGATGAAGGAACCGATCTTGTGCTTTCGTATGGAAAGCCAGCAGGAGCATCATTTCCTCAAACTAAATTGACTCCCCGCCGCCGAAGTTCCCCACTTTGCGAGGATTTAGATGCGACACAATGTGCGGAAATGCTCGACAACATTCCAGATTTTGATGGACTGTTTGAGCGCAAATCAACAGAAGAGGTTCGAGCAATGCTGGATGAGTATTTGCTTGATGAGGATGATTCCGAAACCACTTCATCTGAGACGACCCGTTACGGCAATAAGAGCAGTAGCGAACCCACTTCCACGTCGGATGAAGTCAATTCTGTAGAAGCGTCATTTGACGAGCTTTTGTCAGCCAACGCATAATTTGTGTGTAGCTAGGGGGGCTTCGGCCCCCCGTTTTTTTTAAAAGGAGAAAGAATGGTTTCAAAGAAAGAGAAAGCAGGAAAGCTTTCAATCGCGGACATGCGCAAACTTGTCAATAAAAAGGCAGGAATGAACGTCGCACACAATCTCAACGAGAACAGTCCAACGATTGTTAGGAGCTGGATACCGACAGGTTCAAGGTGGTTGGATTCCATTATCTGCCGAGGGCAGGTTGCAGGAGTTCCAGTTGGAAAGGTCACAGAGATTGCTGGCCTAGAATCAACGGGCAAAAGTTATATGGCCGCTCAGATTGCAGCCAACGCTCAGAAGATGGGCATTGATGTTATTTATTTTGATTCGGAGTCTGCAATTGATCCCGGCTTTCTTGAGAAGGCAGGGTGCAATGTGGACAATGTATTGTACGTGCAGGCAACATCTGTTGAGTTTGTGTTAGAGACAATTGAGGAGTTGTTAGGTTCCAATGAAAATCGGATGCTGTTTATCTGGGACTCTTTGGCACTAACCCCCTCGATATCAGATATTGAAGGAGATTTTAATCCTCAGTCGTCAATGGCAGTCAAGCCAAGAATTTTAGCAAAGGGAATGTCGAAACTTACGGTCCCGATTGCAAACTCACAATCAACATTGCTGGTCTTAAACCAGTTAAAAACAAACATAACTCGCTCACCGGCAGAGGCGATGACGACACCTTACGTCACCCCCGGAGGCAAAGCTTTAATATATACTTATTCTTTGAGAGTCTGGTTGACTGGCAGGAAGTCAAAAGCCTCCTTTGTTACCGACGACAAAGGATACAGGATAGGCTCAGAGGTTAAAGTAAAGCTTGAGAAGAGCCGCTTTGGAACGCAGGGACGCAATTGTTTCTTTAAGATATTGTGGGGAGAAGAGGTCGGCGTGATGGATGAAGAGTCTTGGCTTGAAGCAGTTAAATCTTCTCCACACATTAAGACTGGTACTTGGTGGACATTAACGTATGCGGACGGTACACAAGAAAAGTTCCAATCATCAGGCTGGCTTGAAAAACTAAAGGTCGAAAAATTCCGCAAACGCATTCTTGAAATAATGGACGAGGAAATTGTTCTTAAGTTTCATGAGCGCACAGGTGACGCGGAGAACTTTTACGACGGGGATGAAGAAACTTCTTAACTTTTTTAAAAAGAGAAAGTATAATATTAAAATGAAGGTTGGAGATTTGGTTAAGATAGCTGACAACCAAGACGGACTAAATGAAGAATTGGCAGTTGTCATCCAAACTCTACCCTCGACAGGAGAGGTTGTTATTCATCGTATTCGAGACAACACTCCTTGGATCTACTATGTAGATCAATTAACTTTGTTGAGCGAGGTAAGAAAATGAATAATTCTTTAAAAGAGTCACTTAATAAAATCCCCTCTCACTGGAAGACGCCTTCTAGAATCTACGGAGAAGCCTGTGAGTATTGGATTTCCGACAACTATGCTTGTCCAGCTTGCAGCGTCGGAGCCCTAGAAAAGCTCACAGCAAATGAGAAGTCTGTTGATCATCGTTGTAACGGCTGTGATGAACTCTTTCAAGTGAAGGCTCATAAAAAATCTTTTGAAAAAAGAGACGGAACAATTGGGTTTATTGGCGCAGAGTATCGTACAACGCTATCCTCTCTCGAAGAAGAGAAGAAATGGAATCTAATTCTTGTTGAATATGACAAGGAATCCTCTCAGATTAAAAAAGTTGGAACAGTTTTCAAGGAAGACATAACAAAAGACAACATCATTCCCAGAAAACCACTAAGCAAAAATGCTAGACGAGCAGGATGGCAGGGTTGTAATTTTAAGTTTAATAAAGATGTTGTTAATTTTGGCACAGGAGTTGCAAATGAATAGGGTTAATAAAAAGGAGAACATTTTGAAAATGTGTATTTTATATATATTAACAAGCGGTATGATGTTTGCTACCTCTGGCTGTTACGCGGGAGTTGAGGTGGTGGAGCCACACTCTGTGGTATATACTTCACACCTTCCAGCTCACGTAGAGGTCCACAACGTGAACACTCACCACTGGACACCCTACACCAGATATCAACACCGTCGATACCACCGTGTCCATCGACGACACCACCACCGTGTTCGCTACCACAATAGAGTTCGAGTGCAGCGTCGCCATCACCGCCCACGTTTGAAAAAGCGCGTTGTAACACGTCGCTATAACAATCGTGGAAAATTACGCCGCAAGACAGTTCGCAGAACGTACAGGTATTAAGATAACAGAGGTGAATAATGAATCGGCTTCTTGTCGTTGACGCACTAAATATGTTTACAAGAGCTTGGATTGTTAATCCAAGCCTCTCAACCAATGGCAAGCCAATCGGCGGCACAGTTGGTTTTCTCAAGATTCTTCAAAAGGTTGTTCGAGAAACAAAGCCTGACGGCATCATCGTATGTTGGGACGGGGCAGGAGGTTCGAACAAGAGGAAGGCTCTTAATAAAAACTATAAAGAAGGTCGAAGCCCGATTCGTTTCAACCGAGGAGATGTTAATACTCTAACCGCCGAGGAGAGTTTAAAGAATAAAATTTGGCAACAACAACTCCTCGTTCAAATCCTCAACGAGATGCCAACAGTCCAGTTGATGTTGGACAGTGTTGAAGCAGACGACATTATATCTTTTGTCGTTCAGCACCCAAAGTATATTAACTGGCAAAAGGTAATATTCTCAGCAGATAAAGATTTTTATCAGCTCTGCGACGATAAAACTATTATATATCGACCCCCGCACAAGTCCGGTCTTCCTCCGGAGATTGCAAACAAACATCGCATCCTTGAGAACTATGGCATTCATCCAACAAACTTTGCTCTGGCAAGAGCTATCGCTGGAGACAAGTCCGACAACCTCGAAGGTGTCCCAGCGGTTGGAATACCAACAATAGCGAAGAGACTGTCATTTCTCGCTGAAGAAAAGGCATATACCATCGATGAAGTTGTAGATTTCTGCGCCTCGGTCGAGAAACCTCTCAAAGCACA